CTGTTCCAAATATTCAAAAATATAGGATTACCTATAGTATATATCGTTTGCATTAAAGAATGAAAGATTTGTGGACAATTATCTTGAAAAGTTATTTCTGGTATTTGCCTTAAATTATCCTCCTCTGGGTTAGGATTGAACCCAAAATGCCGTTCAAGGTTGTGCATTTCATCTAATAAAACCTTACAAAACTTTTCTGAAAAGAAAGGAACCGTATAAACATCTTGTAGTGGTTCTTGTATTATTTTATCTAGAGGTGTGTCTTTTCTATCGTTTACGCCACTATCTTCATAAAAATCAACTATAGGCTGTATAGATTCTTTAACAGCAGTAAGTGTGTTTGCTTGTATATACCAGTCGTTTGGATACATTAGTAAAAGATTTTTTGGTTGGTATATCAGTTGTTCTGCTGTATTAATCATAAATTTATGGTTGTTGATCCAGCAATATTAATTGTTACTGTACCAACATCTGCTATAGCTTCAAAACCTTGCGGTAATGTCCTATCGCCTATGTCTACCCATTTATTGCCAGTGTATACCTGTAAAACACCTACCGTAGTGTTCCAAATAATACTGCCATCATTAAATTTAAGTGTGTTTTTTTCTGCATCGCTTATTTGTCTTACATTGTCAAGATCTACTGCACCCAAGTTTATCTCTAATATTCTTACCAATCTGTTAAAAAGATCTGAAGTTACATTATCACTGGCTAGAGGTAACTGAGTTTGTAATAATTTACTCATCTTCTACCGTCAGGTTTAATATCTATACGTGTAGCTCCAAGTCTCCAACCTATTGCTAGATTACCATCATTGGTAGCGTCATCATCTGATTCAAAACGTAAAGCCATCTGCCTAGATCTACTTCTTACAAAAACTTGTTGTGTTGTAGAACTTATGGCATTTGTAGAATTTGTGGTAAGAGAGTCACCAGGAAAGTTTCTTGTTTTTAAAACAATATTTACATTGCCATTATTTTCATCTTGAATAAATTTGTAATCTGGTATAATTCTTTTGATAAAGCTAAATTGTTGACCATCACCAATGTCCATATCGGAACTTTCAATAAAAACATTGGTCATTGGAGATCCATCATCATCAAAACCAGTCTCGTGCTTAAAAAGTAAATTACTTCCTGTTGCACGTGGATAATTTTCTGTGCCAGAGTCAAGCCATGCTGTTCTTACAAGTTGACCATAAAACCACAAGTTTTCTGCATAATTATAAATAACATACCTATCTATCTCTGATGAACTGCTTGAACAATAAAACCAACCAACTTCGTTTTTATCAGCAATAGTAAAAGCATTAATTTTAAATGACTGTGTTAAATTAATATCGTTAAAAACATAATTATGAACTGAACAGGGTAAGTGTTTCACCGAGCCGTTATAAACATAAAAATTATTATAACTCATCCAGTAAACACCTTGTGGTGCTGTAATAGCAGCTTTAGGACCTACTAAACCAGTTCCTTCGTTTATTAAATTAATACCAAATGTAAATGGTGGCCCAATAAATTGCATACTGTATAGTGCTGTATCTGTCCATATTAATGTTTCTTGTCTTGATTTCACTGCACCAATTATTGATGAGCCACTAGATAATCTTAAAGAACCTGCAGTATTTGTTGTCAGTGGCTCAAATTCTAATTCATTTTCCTGGTCACTAAATGCTACCAACATGGGATCAATTATTCCTGTTCTAGATGAACCAGAAATAGGGTCGGAACCCAAAACAATAAGATGTCTATCAGTTTCTGAAGTTATTACTTGTAATCCTACTGTCGGAACTAAATTTGCACCAGCAATAGTGGACAGTTCGACTGCTCTAGTACCAACACCATTGTTTTCTGTCCACTTAAAAATATTGCCTGCTCTAGCATTAATTATTAAATCCTCTCCATAATTATCATGCGTCCAAAGTCTTAATTGATTTGTAGCATCTAATGCAGATGTACTGCCAAAAGTACCCTCACCCCAGCCGTTTATACCCCAACCTGTACCAGGAACATAAACATCTAATCCAACATTAACCTGATAAGCACCTACAACCGAAGATCCGCCGTTGCCGCTATCAGATGCATTTGCAGTTACTGTAGTGCCAGATGTATCTTTCGCTTCTATAGTGTAACTATTAGCGTTTACTATGGTTGCTATTTGATATTCTTGATTCAGCACTGTAGCAGTTATATTACCTCCTAATGAAGAAGCTCCGCTAAACGTAACAAAATCATTTTTTACAGCCCCATGTGCAGTGTCTGTTACGGTTATAGTTGCATCGCCATTTGTTGCAGAAAAAGTTACATCTCCTGCAGATGTAGTTGATCTTATTGGAGTTATATCATTAAAGACAGTACCACTTTCAATGTAATATTTTAAATGTGTGCCAATGCCTAAATACTTTGTACCACCTAATGATATAAAACTATGTAATGCTCTTGCTGTACCTTCATACGTACTAGATGTTATTTTTTCCCAACCACCAAATTTTTCAGGTCTTCCTTTTCTGAAACGAACAAGATTACAATCAAACCAACCGCCTTCATTATCGTAGGCTGTGCCCTCTCTGTTTATACCTGGTCTAAATGTAATTTTTTGTAATGCCATTTATACCCCTGTCCAGTCTTTACCTTGAAAAAGCAAAGCCTCTGCTTCTCTTCTTCTTACTAAACCTTGTCTGACCTGTCCACCAGCTTTATTCCAACGTTTAATTTGATTTGGTATATCATCCCAAACTTTGTTGTTAATTCTAGACAATAATGTACTTGAAGATAGGTTTGAGGGTCCTAAATTAAATACCCATGATACCAAGGAATCAAACTCGTTTTGTTGTAGATCAACAGTAACCATGTCGTTTATATAGCCTTCGTATTCATGCATTTCTTCTAGCAATAAATTATCTGCATCCTCTTGAGTTATAGTATTACCCTCTTCAACTCCTTTTGTAGAGCCATAACCTATAGTCCAAACGCCAGCTGCACATTTGTAAGCCTTAAGCTCACAACCTTCAAATTTTTTTATTAGGGCTATACCTTCTTGAGATATTTGCATTTTATTCTCCTTTTTCTGGGGAGTGAGACGCTCCAAAATAGAACGAAATAATTGCACTTGCCAATCCTCCTAAATAACCTAGCACTAAATTAATTAATGCTTCTGAGTTTTGTTCTGGTGGTTGTAGTGTTACTAAAAAGATATATCCCAGAAAGCCACCTATGGTAAATAAACCAATAATTCTTGCAGTCCAGTCTTTACTAAACATACCTCTAGCATGTTGTTTATCTTGTGTTTCTAGTTGAAATACATCTACATCAAGCTCTTTCATCTGTACTTCAAACTCTTGTTCTGCTTTTTTTAGTTCTAACATTTGCTCTGGTGTAGCGTTTTGTATTGCTTGCTGTATTGTTTTTTGATCGTTAGAAACTCCTAACACCTGTGCTATTTTACCCATTGCTATATTACCTAATGGTCCACCCATAGCAGAACCAAGCGTAGGAGCAACCGCACCCACAATATTTTTTAACAAACCTTTCATATTAAAAACCTCGTTAATACAGCGATACCTATAGCACCAATAAAACCAAACACCCCAAAGGTTGCAGCTTTTATAGTTGAATTTATGTAGGTAATTTCTTGTTTAATATCAGAAAACTCATTAAAAGCAGTTTTCCAACGTTCATGCGATATTGTTTCTAATTTTGTTAATCTTTCTGCAACATCATTTACTGTCATTTTTTTATTAACCATTTTGTAATGTATATATTTTAATTGGCTTTTCTTTGCCTTTAACAAAAATACTATCAAGTTCTTTTAGCATTATTTGATCACTAAACGCACTTGAACTGATAGTATCATAACCTATAACAATATCTTCTCCAACTTCCTTAGTTGAACTTTCAAGCCTAGCTGCAAGGTTTACTGCATCACCTATGGCTGAGTAATCAAACCTAGTATCACTACCCATATTACCTACAACAGCGTATCCAGTATTAACACCTAGTCCTATTTCAATACCAAGATCAGCTTTTTTAATATTTTCTTGTATCTCTTCAGCACATAACACAGCTACAGTTTCATGATTTGGTAAATCTATTGGTGCATTAAAAATAGCCATCATTGCATCGCCAATATATTTATCCACCATACCTCCATATTTTTTAACTGCGTCAGCTTGTATAGTTAAAGCTTCGTTCATAATTTTAGTTACTTCTTCTGGTTCTAGTTTTTCTGACATAGCAGTAAAACCTCTTACATCACTGAATAGAAACGTGCAATACTTACGCTCTCCACCAAGCACTAAAGAACTTGGATCATCTTGTAATTTTTTAACTTGGCGTGGATCAAGATAATGTTCAAACTGTTTTTTTACCTGTTG